ATGAGCCAATCACAATCGTTTTTCAAATCTAAAGCCTTTCTGACCGTTGTCGCTGTCGGTACTGCTGTTGTTTTGCCCTCCGTTGCGATGGCTGACGCTGTATCAGTTGCTGAGGTTGTTAGCGACATCGATGCACAGGAAGGCAGTATGAAAGCTGTTGGTGCTGCCGTTCTCGGTGCTTGTACCATTCCTTTCGCGTTTCGCCTTGTCCGTCGCATGATGAGCTAATCCAGCTCGTCACCGTGCAGCCTCATCAGTCGCGAATGATGGGGCTATTTTTTTGGGGTTAATAATGCAGGCATTTTTTGAATTACTCCCTAATCTGCTGTTTTTGCTCGGTTTGTATCTAATTTTGTTCAGGTGATTGTCATGGGTAAAAATCTTGTCGTTAGGCTTCATGTTTACTTGATGTGTTTTTTACTCGCGTTTTCGCCTGCCTATTCACACGCTTTTTCCGGTAATCCTCTTAATTTTACAGGGATTGCCAATTTTGCCAGAACATCTACTGGTGCTGCTGCTGACTATTTTTTTAAAGATTATGCTGGCACAACTTACAGCAGCAAAGGTCATGTTGTCTCTAACGGCGCGCTCGGTCTTGTTGCTTTTAAGCGAATCCTTGGCCTTACTGCGCTTGGTTTGGCCGCAGGTTTTGCAGTTGATGAAATCGTTTCACAATTAACTGCCAAGGGTTGGACTGTAGACAAAGCCAATCAAGAGATTTTTAAAACAACAGGCGGTTGGTGTGTTCGCACTTCCACCTCACCACATCCTCCTGTTGCTTCTGGCTCTTATTTATATTGCAGTGATTCTCCTGCTGCTGCTGTTGGTTATTATTTATCTTTTCGAAATCCCAAAGTTAAAGACTCTGCCTTTGTTCCAACCCCAACCGGCGGTTATTATAACAACTATACTCAACTTAACAGCCCTAAACTATATGGCGATGTTTCTAGTGCAACAACAGCCGCTGAAGTTCGCGTTAATATAGATTCTTGTGATAGTGGTGGTTGTACTCCTATCACCGCTTTCGGCCAGATTTTTCTTGATAAAGTCCCCACTGGTAAAATTCTCGGAACACCTGATGATGTTGCTGAAGTATTGCCTAAAGTTTCTGACGCTCAAATAGCTTCTTTGATGGCATCGCCTGATCCTATTAAAGAAGCTCACGCCCCAACTGCTGCTGCTGCTGCTAAAGCTGCTCCTACTTCTGAAACGCCACCTAAAGACCCACCTAAAGACTCTGCCAATAAATGCCCTGCCGGTCAGTCTTTCGATGCAACTTCTGGCAAGTGTAAGTCTGCTACCGCTGCACAGTGCCCAATTGGTCAAGTGTATGACTCTGTTAAAAAGAAATGTATGTCCCCTAAACCTGATGATGACGACGACGAACCCGAAGGCGAGGACTGGCCTGAATTTTGCGAGTGGGCTGCTCCAGTCTGCGACTTTATTGAATGGGCTAAACAAGACGTTGATAAATTCGAAGCCGAAAAAGTCGATGTTGAAGACACTGCCGATGACGCGCAGTCTATTACCTCCCAAATACTCACCCTCGGTTATGTGTCTGGCGGCGTAAAGTCTTGCCCTTCCGATCTTGATTTGTCTTTTCAGTTCATGGGGCAATCAATCGGCTTTGAGATAAGTTATGCGCCCCTTTGCGAAATGCTGCTAACTGCTCGCCCTGTTGTGATTGCAATCGCCTATTTTCAAGCCGCTAAAATCGTCTTTCTCGGTCGGAGGGATTAACCATGTTTCCTATTCTGCGTGACTTGCTCGATAGCCTTGTATCTGCATCGGCCAAAAAAGTTATGGTTGGTGCTGGTCTTACTCTGGTTAATGCCGCTGGAACAATGATCCTGATTCAGTTCCTTGTTGGCAAGATTGGTAGCTCACTGGGGGATGCTAACGGGGATCTTCTCGCCCTGATTTCGCTTTGTGGCCTAGACACTTTTATGTCGATCATCACTGGTGCAATGGTTGCCGCTGTCACACTCGACAAGGCTAAGATTCGTTTTGCTAAGGACGAGTAAGCTATGGCAATCATTGTTAAGACCGGCTCTTGTGGTTCTGGTAAATCCCTGCACACGGTTAAACAGATAGAGACCTATCTAACAGAGGGTAGGCTTGTTTATAGCAATATTCGCGATTTACAGATAGATGGTGTTATCCCTATTGATCTGGATTTTGAGTGGTACACTGCTCCGATGGGTTCTGTGATTATCTACGACGAAGCCCAACGCTCCCAATATTTCAGCACAACGTCATATAAAAAACTGACTGACCCACAAAAGGCCATTAAAGACCAAATGGTCATGCGTTTAAACATGCATCGCCATGAGTTAAAGATTTCCGCTGGTGAAGATTACGACCAAGAGGGCGCGTATGACATTATCTTTATTACTCAACATCCTTCCGCATTACAACCAAACATAATCCATATTGCTGACCAACACTTACATTTTCACCGGCCTAAAAAGCTCGGCTATGCTTATGTATACGACTGGGATTCTGTGCAAACATATCCAGAATCTGATGCCGCTAAACGTCGCGGGGTTAAGACCAAGTTTATTTTTAAAATGCACAAACGGCTTTTTGCCTATTATAAGTCTGCCGGTAAGATCAACGACAAGCCACGTATACCGATGGCTATTGTTCTCGTCTGCTTGCTGCCGCTTGTTCTGTTTGCCTATGCATTCAACGGCATATTTTTTGCCGATGATGCAATTGCATCGACCACAGCTAAGGACGTAAAAGACAAGGTTTTGCTAACTGATGCGTTGCCAACTGCTCAACCTGCCGCAGCTCAAGCCGCAACAACTCCGGCGCAATCTCTCCAGTTCGCGACTGTCCCGCAAATATCCATGTGTGTTGCATCATATCCGCCGACTCCGACCGGATGCCGCTGCAAAAATTCCGAAGGTCAAACACTCTTACTTGATCAAGAGATTTGCTATAGCTATGCTGACCAACAATCTGTTTGGACTCCAGCAACTAAAACACCTGATCCGGTGCGAGCTGGGGACAATCTACAGAAAACTGCCGAACCTTTACCACTGCCAACTGCTGAAAACGTCTTACATACGGTGCTTTAATGTCAATTATTGAGTTTGTCCCTAGTATCATCATCTTGCTTTGTGCGCTGTTTCCGCCTGCAAATTTCTGGGTTCGTCTGCTTATTGTCCTGCTTGCGTTTGTCCTTCAAGCCTTCGTCATTCTTGCACAGGATAAGGCTGCTTCCATGTCTTCGCAAAATTCTGTCGAGCATTCTCGTTCATACGCCCAAAATTACCCTGATTAACGGGGGATGGCGTGACCGTGTCTAGTTATGTTGAGCGGCAGCGAGACTAACTAGACACGGGCGCGTCATCTGACCGCGTCAGCGCACCTGCTTAGCCTTGATCCAATTTTTTAACATTAGAAGCGAAAACTATACCACCTATAACGCCCCCGCGTTATCGGCTGGCAATTTATCACCAGACGTATGCTATCTGCGGCGGCTGGGGACTCGTTGCCAGTCTATAACGCTTGTTATAGGTCGGTAGATGTTTTCGAGTGGCTTGCGAAAGCACGGGCTAGGGTAGCTCCAGCCCGTGGCTTTTAGAGTCCACACCTTCTAGTGGTGGACTCTACTCCGGAATTTCGGAGTTTTCCCTCAGTCGTCCTTCCCAAGTATGCTCTCTCGGTATCTTAAAACGTCATCACCTGTTAGCTCTTCCAGCTTGTATCTGATCAAAGCATGAATCAAATCTGATTCCTTCATCATCACTTTTTTTTCCACGACAAAGCTCATCAGAGCTTCTCTGATCATCTCGACTTCTTCCGATCTGAGTTTGTAGACCTTGCTCATGTCTGGGCTTCGGGTGGCGGGTAGGGGTTTCATTTTAACCTTCTTTAAACGTTGACAAGTTACTTGGTAACTTGTATAACATTTTCTGAAAGGTTTAAAGGTAACTTTTGAATCATGTTGGATCATCTGCGTTTAGCTATCCCCTTCGATGCGTCTTTAGTGTCTACGGTTAATGACACTCACGCTTTGTTAGGCGTTGATCTGCATGATTTAGGGGTCAATCTGGCGGCTCGTTCTGTCGAGCGTCAAGCCGATGGCAGGTTATCCGCTCAGATGCTTTTCCATCCTTATGAGTCGTTGCCAACGTCTTTCACTGGTATGGCGGTAAAGGTTTTTGCTGAGGGTAATTATTGGCCTTTTGTTGAGATCAAGGCATCTCCGGCAAAGATCATGCAAGGACATAATGTTTTCGGGTCGTCGTCGATTGAGTTGGGCGCGTTTGAAATGCTCGGTTTTTTGGCTGAATCCTATCCCACTTTGTTCGGTATGTTGCACGTTCCTGATACTGAAGTAAGGCACATGGATATAACTTATTCAGCGCGGCTTTCCTCTGAATCACTTGTTCCTAAAGTTATCAGCTATTTGTCGAATGTCTCCAGTGGTCAGACTAAAGCCACTGCCGATAAAAAATTCCATAACACTGCTTACTGGGGCGGTGTGCATAGTCGTTTGGTTCAAACTAAATGCTATGGCAAACATTCTGAATTTATGTCCCAACTCGATGACTATCGCAAGCTTGCTAATCGTGGCGATGCCACTGCACAGCGTGTTGTCGATGTCATGTCAGACACTCGCCTGATTTCTTGGTCTAATGCGCTTATCCGCTGGGAATGCCGTATCAAGCATCGCAAGCTCGAACGGCTTGGCATCCCTACAAAGCTCTTTGAGTTGATCAAACACCAGAGGGCAAATCCTGATTTTCTACAGAATCTCTGGGCAAATGCGACTAAACCGATTTTTTCTGCACTTGAGGGGCAGACGATGAAACTTCTTGATGATGACTCTGTTTATAAGCAGCTTTGCAGCGTATTCCAGAAGGTTACGCCATCCGGTCGGGTTAGCCTGACTAAAGCTCGCAACATGTTTAATTTTTATTGTGCGCTCCGTGAACACGGTTGTGATGCAATGAAGAAGCGTTATTCAGAAACGCAATATTATGACCTTATCGCAGATTTAATATCCGCCGGATTCAGCAAGGCATATTTACAGAATCTGCATACAGATAATAAATCGAATGTTGTTCCTATGCTGCGTTTTGTCCAAGTCGATTTTTCTTCCCAACAGCCTGACTGGTATGTTGAGCCCGTTTCTTCGTTCGCCAACTTGAGGGTTGCATAATGTTATCAATGACCGGCAATTTAATTGATGTTCGCCAATCTCCGCCTGATGCCACTGGCAAGATTACATTTAATCTTGTCTTTGAGGGTACTAAATACGATTCTGGTCTAAAGCGTGAAGTTCCTGCATCTGTTCAAGTTATGGTGTCTGATGAGCATAAGACACAAGTACCAGATTTCCGTAAGTGCGTTGGCTCTCCAGTTGCCGTACAAGTTCAGGCGCGTGTGTCTAAAAAGAATTCCGTTTGGTATTTAACAGACGGTCGCGGCCTGCTGGTCGATTAA